GCTTTGGCTCATCTGATGGTTTTAGCTTACTCCAATCCTTAAAATAATAATATGCTTCAACATCTCCATCATCATTGGCTTTTTCTGCCCTTAAAGTTTCTACAGGAAAGTGTTCTACTTGTGCAACTTCTGTTTTTGTTTTATTATAAATTACTTGTACTGCACATTGACCCATTAGTTTTAAATCGTAACATAATTTTCTGACACAATCTTTTTTAAATAGTGTCATCATCTGTGCATATTCATTTGGTTTATCACTTGCGTCTGTAGCATTTAATCCTTTACCAAATATCTGTTGCGATATACCATTTATGGAAGCATTATTTGTTGGGCTTCCGTTATATCTATCTATTAAATATTGAAAATAATTATTATCTTTTCCATATTGTACCCAATCTCTCCTTGCAACTTCCTTAACCTCTGGAGATGTGTATGTACTTAAATTCACAAAACTGACTTCGCTTTGTTTATTTTTAATAAATTGTCCTAATTGATTTCTTTTTCGTGTTTTCATACTACAATATACTCATTATTATAAGAATTATTTGTTGTGTATTGTCCATTGTTAATATTATAATGTTCGTTGTCATTTAATTGGTCTATGTCTTGGTCTGTTACAAATATTCTATCTTTAAAAATTGTTTGTTTTTGGTCGCTATCTACTTGCCATAATTCATCATATGCTTGCCATAAACTTAAATTTGTATTCCAATAATTAAAATCGGCAAATAATTCTAAAGCATAAAATCTTGCTTCTTTATAAATACTATTACCAGAGCCATCTACATAATTTATTGTAAATGTTTTTCTACCCTCTGTATCCTCTGCAACAGAACCACCATCAACATAATAGTTAAATGTTTTATTTAATGATTCATCAATAACATTAACCCACATAGAAGCTAAAAATTCTCGTGGAATAACTGTAAATGTTTGCTGTGCTGTTGTAGTAGATACTATCATTGTTTATATAACGAACAAAATAGATTAATTTGTAAAATAAAAAAAGCCCTCTGAAATAGAAGGCTCTTTTAAATAAAAACTAATTAATAGATTATTAGTTATAGAGAATCTGGTGGACTTATTTGTGTAGCACTTGCTGATATAACTCCAGCATCTACAAAAAATGGTGCTCTATCCTCTTGACCCTCAAAAGTCAAAGTAAAGCCTGATAAATCCCCAGCTGCAGCACCTGTAACTATTGTGCCACCTGTAACCTCTACCCCATTGTCCACACCACATAGTAATTGGTTACCCATATAATCTTCTACAACTAAATGTGGGTTACTAACTGCAAGTAATTGCAATTCTTCTTTTGTTGCATTATCTAAAAATGTTAATGTTAGATTTAATGTTTGTGCGTAAAAAGTTGTGCCATTCTCTCTTGAACTATTAATTGCTACCTCTAAAGATGAATTTCCTTTTACATCAAATTTAAACCAAGCAGGTGAACCACTAAAAGCAGAAATAGTTTTATCTGCATCGTAGGTTACCGTACCTAATGTTCCATAATCAGCAAAATACACAGCTTTGATACCACCAAACCCCGTTTTACACGGTAATTTTCTTCCTGTTGTTAAAGTACAAGCCATAATTTATTTATTTTTTAAAAAAAAAGGTAGGTAGTCAAACCACCTACCCTTTTATATTACACATTATTTTATGTTATTATGCTAAAGTTAAAAGCACTAAATCGCTTCCGATTCCATACTGTACACCAGCTGTGAATCTCATAACAACTCTTACATTTTGACTTCCGTCAATGTCTGCCATATCGATTAACTTAACTTCGTTAAAATCTGACATTAAACCAGTACCAAAGTAAAGGTTTGATTTTTGACCAGCTACTGCGTGGTCAGCAGGCATTCCTGGGCAATTTACAACTTGAATTCCTTCAAATGAAAGTGCATTCCCCATACTATACCATTGTGAACCTTTATCATCGTAACCTGCAGCACCTAAACCACTTGCTCCAAATCCACCAAGACTTCTAATATATGCTTGGTATGCAGTTGGGTTTACATAAATTGCTACATCTTCCTTACCATAAACACCACTTGGAAGACCATCAACGATATTTCCTAAAAGTGTTGCGATATTAGATGATGTAAAAGATGTTTGTGAGCCATTAGAAGCGTCAACAACATCTGAATCTGCAGCCATTAAAACTGTTAATCCGTCAAATTCTCCAGCGTTACCATTAACACCACCCCAAATGTTTTGCTCATTTTTTTCTGCTACTAATCCTGCTACGTGAGAGATTAGGAAATCAGAAAATTTAGGTGGCATATTATGGAAAGCAGAATAACCCATCTCTATTGCTTCCCAATCAGAGATGAAATCTTTTTTACATAATTCTAAATTTACTTGGAATTCTTCTGGTTGTAGAATTCTTTCTGTTAATGTTACTGTAGCTGTGTCTGTAAAATCACAAGTCGCATCCTTGATAACATTTGCATCTGTTGCAACTTTTTTGATTACATCCTTGTACTTAACATTTGGTTTAATTGTAATGTTACCATTATCCAATGTAGGAGAACTTAAAAGGGCAGCAGATATATACTTACCCGAAAACTCACCTGCATATGTACTTGTTATACTTACTGTAGTCGCCATAATTTATTTATTTATTTTAATTGTTTACTATTCTATCTAAAACTCTATCCCTTACAGACATTCTTCTTTTTTGTGCGTATAAGTGTTGAGCTTTCTTTTTACCACCCTCTGGGCTATGTTTAATTGGTTGAGTTGCAGGTTCGGATAATTCCACTTCCTGTTTTTCTTCAACCTCTTTAGTTTCTTCAGAAAATTCTTCTTTAACTGTTCTTGATTTAAGAGGTTTTTGTTCCTCTACCTCAGCTTCAGCTTCGACTTCTTCTTCTTCTTTAGGCATCATAGATTCTAAAGCCATTTCGATTTTAGAAATTCTTTCGTCCATCTCTTTAACTTTTTCTTCCATATTATAACCTTTTTCTTCTTTTTCTTCTTTATCGTCTTCCAAATCTTCTGTAACTTCTTCTGGTTTTTCTTCGCTATTTTTTACATCAGCGATTATACCCTCTTGCTCAACAAGTAATACTTGTCCATTTTCAAGAGAATATTCTCCAACAGGCATAGCTACTTTTTCATCTTCTGTTTTGATGAAAACCTCTTTGCCTTTTTCAAATGATTCTGCTTCTAAAACAGTACCATTTTCTAACTTTAGTTCCTCAAGTTTCACATCGAGGTCTAAAAGCGTACGAATTTTGTTTATCATTTCACTACTTTTCATAATTAACTAATTAACGGTTTATAAATTTAATTTTGCATTTTTAACTTGCAAGTCTATTGATTGTTCCTATCCCTTGTGCCCATAATGAACCATCGCAACACTCTATTGAGTATAAATCTGTTTCTTTACAAAGACAAGCCCTTCTACTTGCTTTAGGACTTGTTCTACTTGGATAATATTCTCGGTTTTTTTTCATATTAGTCAATCGGTACACAATTAGGTACTTTTTTACCATTTTTATTTTTAAAACCAATCATTTCATATCCAGCCCAACAAGGTGCTTTTAATTCGTGTGATTCACAAGGCATATACCAAACTTGATTTTCAAATTCGTGTTCGTGTGAGCCACTACAACCAATATCTTCTGCGATTTGCTCTGCTTTTTCTTTTGAAGCATACGCAAGTCTGTCATCAATTACAGCAAAATTTTCATCTATAACCATACTGGCTAAATCTACACCACTAACAATATTTTCTATTTGCTTTAATAGTGCTTTTGATAATCCTTCCACTGAATATTTTTTCTCTTGTTTTTTCATTTCCATTTTGTCTGCAAAATAACCCTCGATACTAAAGCCTTTGACTTTACCACTTTTTACATATTCATTCCAAACCTCGTCATTATTTACTTTTACTGAACCCATCCAAGTACCAACAGGCACATCAAAACCATATTTTGCTGATTTATCGTGCTTTTTATCTTCTACAATCCAACTTTCCACTAATGTTAGTCCATTAATTTCGTGTTGGTGTTCTAATGTTGAATTACTTTGGTTATTATTTTGTAAATAAAGCTGACTTGCTTTTTCAACTGTTTCTCTGCTAAAATAAATATAGTAATCTTCATCCTCTTGTGTTCTAAAGATTGGCTTGTTTGGTATTAATAGTGGACCCATTAATATCTTTTTTTCCTTATTTATTTCTGCTAATTTTAATTCCTCTGATTTTAAAGCAATAAAATCTTTTTCAATAGCTGGACTTTCCACAATAGATATTGCGTCAACACCCATCACATTTTTTGCTTCATCAAGTATTAATTCTACAATTCTCATAATTCTGTAACGATTTAATTAAACAATTTTGTATTTATATTGACGCACCATCAATAATATTTCTTTCCAAACCTTGTGCTGTTGTAACATCATTGCTAACAACAAACGCTTGTACAGGTTGTTGCGATTGTCCACCTATTGCATCAGCTAACTGATTTATTCCACTTGCACCTACTGTATTTATATCTGGTAATACAGGTGGTGGTGGAGCAGATGGCGTTGATGGTGCACTTGCACCTCTACCGCTTCCCCCTTTTGCAAAACTTGGTGCTGGTGGTGGTTTTTTACTTGTTATTGTTTTCACATTGGCGATACCTGAAGCTATTACTGCTGCAGCACCTATGAATCCAAATATACCACCTTGTGCTAAAGCTTTATTTGCACCAACATAAGTATCTATAATTGCTTGTGTTACTGCTATTGCTTTTCCAAATTTAGAATTTTCCCCAACGATACTTGCAATATTTCCAAGCGCACCCTGTACTTGTGCTACCTTAGCCTCTGATAAACCTTTTTCAATTTTCTTTTGCTCGTTGGCATTCGCTTGTTGATAATCTAATAATTCATTATTTGCGTCAATATATGCCTGTGTACCCTCTTTAAATGTATTTCTTTTTTCTGTTAATCTTTTTTGTTCTTCTTCTCTTTCTGTTTGTAAATTATCCAAAGTCATTTGTAATCTCTTGACTTCGTTTTGTTCCATCTCTACATTAAAATCTCTTTGTGCCTGTTGTCTTAATGCAGTTGCTTCATCTCTTGTTAATTGTAAAGCGTCTGATTCTTTTTCTAATGCAACTAAATTAGATTTTTGTTCTGATAATTGTCCTTCAATTTGTGCTGCAATAGCCTTTTTCTCGTTTTGTGCTTCTAATACAGCTATATAATCCTCATCTGCACCTGTTAATTCGTATTGTGCCTGTGCATTTGCTAATACAGCATCTGCATTTTCCATCATAACTTCTTTTTGTTCAGTTAAGATTTCCAATAATTTATTATTAGCTTCTTGTCTTTCAGCTATACTTAATCTATCATCATCTCGTAATTGTCTTTGTTGTTCTGCTTGTCTATCGTATTCCTCAATTAACCCTTGATTTGCTACACGAGCAATATCTGCTGATTTTTTAAGCTGTACATTTGTTGTTGCTGTTTCGATTGCTGCCTTTACACTTACTTCTCCTAATTTTTCTATTGTTTTTGTTCCAATATCTGCAACCTCTGTAACTGCTTCGCCAATATTTGTTACAATATCTTTTCCTGCGTCAAAGGCTTCTGTTCCAATTTCAATAACTTCCTCTTTTATACTATTTAATTCATCTTGTAATTCTTTGATTCTGCCTGGGTCATTCCCACCAAACCAAGATTTTTCCCAAGCTAATTGTGCACCTAATATTGTAGCTTTAATACCATTAAATGCTAATTTAAACGGAGTTATGGCTATCTTAATGATACCACCCATAACTTTACCAAGTGCGTCAAAATTTTCGCTATTTGATAATACACTTTTACCTACATCTACCAAAGCACCAAATACTTGATTAAATACTATTTGTGCTGTTTCAAATGCGATTCGTAAACCATCTACAACTTCTTGATTCCTACCTATTGCTTCTTTTACAAATTCAAACCCTTTTTGTAAAACTGTTAAAACAACTGCAGCCCCAGCAATATTTTTTAATGTTAATCCTACTTTTTTAACACCTTTTGCTGAATCCTGTGCTGTTTTTTCTACATCTTTTAATGATTCCTCTGTTTTTTTATTAGCAGATTGTACTTCTTTTTGTAGTTCTTCGTATTTTTTAGTTAAATCGTCTAAACCTTTTAAAGCTTCTTTGTATTTTAATTCAAAATTTACCTCTACATTCTGTGCCATTATTTATTTTTTAGTTGTTTAAACATCTCTTTAATTGTTTCTGGCATTTTATATTTACCCTGTGCAATCTTTATTGCTTCTGTTTCGCCTTTGACAAATTGTAATAAATCTAAAATGTGCTTTATCATACTATATTCAATAATTCTAAATTACTTTCGCCATTTATTAGGTTAGTTGTAATACTATTAATTCTATAATTGTTATTATTTAACGATATTTTGTCGTTTAATTTTAAATTATATAAAATTTTTAATGGTAAATATGCCTTAACCTTAGTTAAACGCTTTTTATTTTTAAAAACATCTTGTATATATGTTTTATAGTTTCTTTCAAATAATGTATCTGTAAATGCACTTGCATTTGAATTTTCTGCGTTGTATTCGTTTATTTCTGCATTAAAATTTATATTTATTTTACTTGTTGCTTGATTAGTGCTTAATGAATTTGAAGGAATAATATAATCGTTTACTTGTGCAATAGTACCACTTGTATTTCTTAAAGAAATATTTGTTCCATTATTAACCTCTATCGCATAAAAAATTAAAGGGTTACCAATATATGATTGTTTATTGTCATCTACTGACCAACCCCATTGTATATTTTTAACTGCACTTGTGGTTAAATCAATTAAATTTTGATATTGCATATGTTCAAAACCTACATTTACTTTATATTGGTTTTGTGGTCCATCAAAACTACTATCATCAGAATAATCCAACGAAGCCCATTTTCTGTTATTTAATTGCTCATATTGTTTTGCTAAAAATGTACCTAACCCTGTATATGAAAAATCAATTTCTTTAAATGGTAAAGCTACATCAACAGTTGCTTTTGTTGAATCTACATATTCATCAATATTATGTACAACAGATGAAGCATTATAAAAATCATCTAATTTTTGTACCACTATTTTATTTTCCTCATTTACAAAAGCAGTTAGATTAAACATTTTAAAAATGTTGGTTAAAAAATCTATAACTTTTATTTGTGG